GCCCTTAATAAGGGTGATCAAATAATAGCATATTCTAATATTGTTGGTACAACATATTATGCAACTGGAATCTTATAGCAATGCAGGTAGTTGATTCAAATGGTAATGTATTTGGTAATGGACTAGAGATTACTGGTTCAGATGGTAAACCTAAAGGTGGTGGATCTGGTGCTCAGGGACCTACAGGACCACAGGGTGTGCAAGGTATTACAGGCATACAAGGTTTAGTAGGTATTCAGGGTTTTACAGGTACTCAAGGAACAACAGGAACTGGTATTCAAGGTACCACAGGTTCAATAGGTCCACAAGGTGTAACCGGTACAGGCACACAGGGTACTACAGGAATACAAGGAACTACTGGGTCACAGGGTATTCAGGGAATATCTGGTGGTGGAGGAAGTTCTTCACCTGATATTCAATTATTTACTTCTTCAGGAGTATGGACTAAACCTGCTGGAGCAGTAATGGTTGAAATATATTTAGTATCAGGTGGAGGTGGTGGTGGTTCAGGCAGAAGAGGTGCTACACTTACAGCTAGATATGGTGGTGGGGGAGGTTCATCTGGTGCACATAACTCAGTAAGACTTAATGCTTCAGCATTGGGTGCTACAGAAAATGTTTGGATTGGTACAGGAGGAACTGGAGGAGCTGCCGTAACTGTTGATAATACAAATGGTAATAATGGTGGTCAAGGAACTAATTCATATTTTGGAGGAACAGGATCTCTTGCAACTGCAAAAGTAAGTGTTGGTACAGGTCAAGGAGCTGCCGGAGGAACTGCTGCAGCAAACGGAACTGGATCCTATAGTACATCTTATAATTTCAATATAACATTAGGTGCCAACTCATATACATCATCAACTAACAACCCTGGTAGTTTAGCTCCTGCAACTTTTGATGGAGCAATGAGACCATTAATGCCCGGTGGTATAGGTGGAGGTATAAGTACAACTGATGTAGTTGCAGGTGGTCAATCTGTAAGAATTACAGGAGGAGCTAATGGTCAAACTCTTTATACATCTTCAGGAAACGGAACCTTATATACAACAACAAGTATTGGTCACTTATTTATGAGTACTGGTGGAGCTGGTGGAGCATCAGGAAATGCTGCAGCTACAACCCCCGGTGTTGCAGGTGGTAATGGAGGTAATGGTGCCGGAGGTGGTGGAGGAGGAGCTTCTGCTAATGGTGCAAACTCTGGAGCTGGAGGTAACGGAGGAAATGGACTTTGTATGGTTATAACATATTTTTAATGAATAAAAGATATGCACTTATTGAAGATGGAGTTGTAGTTAATATAGTGGCTGCAATAGAAGATCCATCATATATGACTGATCTACTGTGTATTGAAGTTGACGATACTGTACAATTAGGATACCTGTATGATAATTCTACATTTACTCAACCTGCAGAATAATTATTTGCATCTTATGGATATTTTTTGTATATTATAATGTATACATTTAATATTTATAATCATGGACATTTTAAATTTTATTAGTTGGGTTAAAAAAGGGGTTAGATATATCACTACCGTCCCAACAGACACTCAGGTGTTAATTCCTCTTGCTGCTAAGGATGTAACAAGAGATGACGAATGGTTAACTTTAGCATTGAATGCTGATGGACTAAAACCTTTGTATAACAAAGGAACTGTAACTCAAGCTACTAGTATTACTACTGGTGTTACATTGAATGCTCCTGTAGGAGTTATTACAACTGTATCATCTACATTAGCATCATTAGCTGAAGCAACATTTACAGTAACTAATAGTTTTGCAAAAGCTGATTCAGTGATTCTTGTATCTACAGAATATGTAGGAGCAGGTCATGGTGATGCAGGTGTTGCGGCAAGAGCTGCAGGATCTTTCCAAATTACTGTTGCCAACCAAGGTTCAGTAGCATTAGATTCAGTGATCAAGATTCACTACATGATTATTGGATAATCATATATAAAATACTCCCCTCTACGGAGGGGAATTTTATTTAAAACATAAAGACATGTCAGTAGGAAATTTAACAGATTACGGAAATAAAGGAACTAACTTTCCTTGGCAATTAGGAATGCTTAAACTTGCTTCTTTAGCACAAGTAAAAAACTGTGCTGAAGTTACTTTAAGTAATACTAGTGTAGCATTATTAGCAACAGATATTAATAACTATTTTGCTGCAAATCCAAATTACTATTTGGTATCTAAACAAATCATTTACGTAGGTACAACCTATACAGCTTTTTTGACGGTATCAAAAGTCAAATAATAAATTATGATCCCAAAAAAACCAGACTTATTTGACAGCAGATCAAATGATAACTGTTCTGATGGACTAACTACACCTCCTCCATGTGGGCCAGGTGTACCATGTGAAGATCCTGAAAAATGTGCTGAACAATTTGATGCAGACTGTATTGTATATACAGGTGATGATATTGTATGTCAAGATACTACTGTAATTGCACAAGATACAACAGTAGCTCAAGGATTTCATAATATAGTAGACTGGGTTTGTAGTGGAACAATTATTGGATCTCAAGGAGTTCAAGGTATCCAGGGTCTTAAAGGTATTCAAGGTAATGATGGACTTCAAGGTATTACGGGTGCACAAGGACAGGTTGGTGTTACCGGATCCCAAGGAGCTATTGGTTCCACCGGAGCACAAGGTAGTGTAGGTCCTCAGGGAACTACTGGAACAGGTGGTTCTCAAGGAGCAATAGGTTCTCAAGGAAGTCAAGGAACTACTGGACCACAAGGAACAACGGGAAATACAGGAGCTCAAGGAACCACTGGTATTCAAGGAAGTCAGGGTATTCAAGGTGAGAGAGGTATAACAGGTGGTCAAGGTATCCAAGGAATTCAGGGAGTTCAAGGAACAACAGGTATACAAGGTTCATTAGGAATACAAGGGAGTACTGGTGCTCAAGGGACTATAGGGTCCCAAGGGTCACAAGGGACTCAAGGTTTACTTGGTATACAAGGAGCCACAGGAAATACAGGTAGTCAGGGGTCAACTGGTTCTACCGGTAGTCAAGGAGCTAATGGTACTCAAGGTAGTACAGGAATTACTGGTTCTCAAGGTATTCAAGGATTGCAAGGAACTATTGGATCTACAGGAAGTCAGGGTAGCAATGGAACACAGGGAGCAACAGGAAGTACTGGAAGCACCGGTAGTCAGGGCACTCAAGGAATTCAAGGGATTATAGGAAATACAGGCTCACAAGGTTCAACAGGATCTACTGGGTCACAAGGTACAACTGGAGTCCAGGGATCAACTGGAGCTACAGGATCACAAGGTAGTGTTGGATTACAAGGAATTCAAGGTTTACAGGGATCACAAGGTGTGATAGGTAATACTGGTAGTCAAGGTTCAACCGGGGCACAAGGTACTACTGGTCTAACTGGATCCCAAGGTATTCAAGGCATACAGGGATTAACTGGTAATACAGGGTCTCAAGGTAGTACTGGATCAACAGGTGCACAAGGGTCAACTGGTATTCAAGGTCTTAAAGGAGATACAGGTAGCCAGGGAGCTACTGGGAGTACTGGTACCCAAGGTGCAACAGGAATTCAGGGAAGTACTGGAGCAACCGGTATACAAGGAATACAGGGTACTCAGGGTATCCAAGGAATTACTGGAACTCAAGGATTAATAGGAACTCAAGGTACACAAGGTTCAGTAGGATTGCAAGGTGTTCAGGGAGTCCAAGGTATTTCTGGAACAGGTGGAGTTGTAGCACTTTACGGATCTTTTTATTCTACAGTTGATCAAACAGCTGCAGCTACCAATACAGAATATATAATGACTGTCAATACAACTTCTTACTCTAATGGAGTATCTGTTGTAGGCGGTACTAAAGTAACATATTCAGCTGCCGGTACATATGCTTTTAATTTTTCAGTTCAGTTCCATTATACTGGTGGAGGGGGTTCAGGTGATGTAGTTGATGTTTGGTTAAAAAAGAATGGAACTTCCGTAGCTGATTCAACTACTAAATATATTGTACCTTCTAATCTTGCTTATAATGTATCATCATTAGATTTTCTATTTACAGTAGCAGCAGGTGATTATTATGAAATAGCATGGGCTGTTAATAACACAAATATTATATTAGAGTATGATCCAGCATCAGCTCCTCATCCTGCAATTCCTTCTGTAATTATTAATACCTTCCAAGTAACTTATACGCAGTTAGGACCTCAAGGACCTACTGGATTACAAGGTGCTACTGGAATACAAGGATTAACAGGAATTCAAGGAACTCAGGGTGTACAAGGTAGTCAAGGTACTACTGGTTTACAGGGAATACAAGGTCTTCAAGGTATTATTGGAACTACTGGTGCCCAAGGTACTACGGGTTCTACAGGATCTCAGGGGGCAGTAGGAACTCAAGGTGCAACTGGATTAACAGGAAGTCAAGGTTCTACAGGTTCAACTGGTACTCAAGGAGCTACCGGCACACAAGGTGCTACCGGCACAACTGGTAGTACTGGATCCCAGGGAGCTACTGGAACTCAAGGAGCCGTAGGTGCTACTGGATCTCAGGGTATACAAGGTATAACTGGTTCTCAGGGTAGTACTGGTTCACAAGGTTCTACTGGAACAACTGGAGCACAAGGAAGCACAGGTGCACAAGGAAGTACTGGAACAACTGGAAGTCAAGGTGCCACGGGATCTACTGGTAGTCAAGGTGCAATAGGAAGTCAAGGATCTACAGGATTAACAGGAGCACAAGGACTACAAGGTATACAGGGTATTACAGGAAATACTGGTTCTACTGGTAGCCAAGGGATTCAAGGAATTCAAGGTATACAAGGTGTATTAGGAAATACTGGTTCTCAAGGGGCAACTGGAACTACCGGATCTCAAGGGTCAACAGGTAGCACAGGAAGTCAAGGGACAACAGGATCTCAAGGTTCAGTTGGAGCAACAGGTAGTCAAGGTAGTACTGGTGCTACAGGTTCACAGGGAATTCAGGGCATCCAAGGAATACAGGGAAGACAAGGTACCACCGGCTCACAAGGAACTACAGGTACCACAGGTTCTACTGGTGCACAGGGTGCCACTGGTAGTCAAGGGTTGACAGGTTCTCAAGGTTCAACCGGAAGTACTGGTGCAACTGGATCTCAAGGAACTCAAGGGATAACAGGATTACAAGGTTCAACTGGGGCAACTGGTTCTCAGGGTGCTATTGGATCAACTGGTTCCCAAGGAGCTGTGGGTAGTCAAGGATCTACCGGAGCTACTGGAAGTCAGGGAACTACAGGTAGTACTGGGGCTCAAGGTGCTGTGGGAACACAGGGTGCTATTGGTGCTACAGGAAGTCAAGGTGCTACTGGTTTACAAGGAGTTCAGGGTATTCAAGGCTTACAAGGTGTTATAGGTACAACAGGTTCAACCGGATCTCAAGGTACCCAAGGTATTACTGGTATTCAGGGTGCTACAGGAGCAACTGGAGGAACTGGTAGTCAAGGAGCAACTGGATCACAGGGGACCACTGGGACTCAAGGGACCCAAGGGTTTACCGGAGTAGGTGTTCAAGGTTTCCAAGGACTTCAGGGAATCCAGGGAATTCAAGGTATTACTGGTGGTGTTGGTATTCAAGGTATACAAGGGATACAAGGATTTTTTGGTTTACAAGGTACACAAGGTATTGAAGGAATTGGAACACAAGGTGTACAAGGTGTACAAGGACCTTCTGGTGGAGGTGGAGGAGCTATTGCTATTAAAGATGAAGGTACTACAGTTGTTGCAACTGCATCATCAATTAACTTCATAGGAACTTGTATAACTGCAACTGATGCCGGAGGTGGACAAGCTGACGTAACATTAACCTGTAATGGTTGTACTATAGATAATAGTCTTATTGGTGCTGCAGGAATGGCTACAGATCCAATTGGAGCTGGTAGTTATAATATGTGGATTGGTAGAAATCCTTTTGGATGGACTAATGGTTATTGGAATGCTGGTCCCGGTTTTGTTGCAGGAGCAATTGTCTTTTTTGCAGAATCCAATGCTAATTGTGGAATTCATTTACCACATGATTTATTTCCAGGTGATATAATTAGATTTTGTGGTTCAAGCTATTTAAGCAATGGTAATATTACAACTATTCCACAATTATCGGTAAGTCTTGTTCAATCAGATTGTACTAATTTAACAACTAATACTACTGGAAAAGTGCCAGTTTCTCCAGTTATTCCAATTACCCAATTTGATTATAAACAAACTAAAGATTATACTCTTTGTTTTTCAATTGAACATGTTGTAACACAAACATATAAGGCTTGTGACACAATATTTTTTGCAGCTTTTGGATGGGATACTACAGGATCTATAGAAGGTAGTGTTACACCAAGGGTAACATTTACATTAAACACAGAAAGAAACTGTGGAGTAGTTGACCTTACACCAAATATGGAATTACAATTATGTTGTGATCCTGCAATTGTTGATATAGTATATAATCCAGCTTTAACTGTTGGTGATTATTTTGTAGACAATGAAGGTAACTGTTGGGAAGCTCAAGCAAAAACAGCAGCTGCAGTTACTAGTTCAAGAACAGTTGTAACAAATTATGCTTCATGTGCAGCTTGTGTAACTGCTAACCCGTGTCCACAAAACTTGTATGTTGAATCATGTTGTAATCCAGGTGTAGAAACTTTTACAGCATCATTACCTGGAGTAAATGTTAATGATGTGTTTGTTGATACATATGGTTTTTGTTGGAAAGCTATTACTGAAACACCAAGCCCTATTACAGGAATAATAACAATTGATACAAATTTAGGTCCAGTTGAATGTGTAACATGTACAGATAATAATCCATGTCCTGAAATATTAGAACTTATCCCATGTTGTAAATTTATTGGAGGAGTGCCAATACTCACTACACCAGTACTATTAGGTTATTCACCTACTGATGGAGAAGTAATTGTTGATTCATTTGGTGTTTGTTATTATGTTAAAGCAGGTGGAGGAATTACAGGTAGTATAAGTGCACCATTTGTTCATTATTCGGCATCTTATGGAGTAGGATCTTATTGTGAAAATTGTATAACAGCACATCCATGTGATCCAATATATTTAACAGTAGTTAATTGCTGTACAGGTGAAACAGAAGTAATTTTATTTGATACAGTAGTTGCTCCAGAAACGGTTTTAAGTTTTAGTATAAGTACATCTCCCAATGTAGCACAATGTTGGAAAGTATTAGAATATAGTAATGTTGGAACTGCAACCATTACATTAGACAGTTTTAAGGGTCCATATAAATATTGTCAAGAATGTATTCAGGATCTAAAAAATTGTCCTGTATATTATGAAATGGCTGATTGTTGTGGAGTTTTAGCAAATGAAGTTATGTTATTACCGTATAGACCAACTGATTTATGGGCAATGAGTCGTACATATTCTGATCCTTCAGGAAAATGTTGGACAATAGTTGGACAAACTATTGCTCCAGATACTATTGCTTGGGATGGTAATTCATGGTCAGACTGTGTAGCTTGTAACACTAACTTTGCAAATTGTACAATGGTTATGTTAGCATCATGTTGCTTTGAGTATACTGGTGTAACAAGTTTAGAGTCTTTAGGTGGTGGAGCAGCAATAAATGATTATATTGTTGATCAATTTGGAATGTGTTGGAAAATACTTTCTGATTTTCCAATAGGAGACGCAACACTTAACTATATCAATGCTGTTTCAACATTTGTAAGTTGTAATGCTTGTACTGCTTCAAATCCATGTCCTGAAAATTTATATTTTACTTTCCAAAATTGCTGTACTGGAGAAACTAAAGTTGTTCTTGATTTAGCCGGTGCATTTGCTCCAGGAAGAATATATGCAATGCAAACTTCATTAGATCCTTATAGAGATGAATGTTGGAAAATGATAAGTTATAATACAACAGGAACGGTTACAATGACTATTGTTTCAATTAATGGTGCTTATAATACTTGTGATGATTGTGTTAATGGTGCCGGTGTACAATGTCATAACTATTACTTGGTGGCTGATTGCTGTGGTACTCAACCAAATAAAGTAGCTTACTTACCACAGTTTATTCATGATAATAATTATTCATTTACAGACAGTTCATTAAATTGTTGGAGAACAATTGCACCAACAATTGGACCTGCTACAATAACTTGGAGTGGTGGTTTTTATGTAGATTGTGATCAATGTGTTACATGGAATCCTTGTCCGGCATAAATAAATAATTATATTTGTTGGTAAAACCAACAGTATGAATAATTTGTGTCAACTAGCATTAGCTAATGGAGGATCTGTAAACTATCTTACAATCCCAGGAAATATAACAGAGGGGTTAGGACTTACTAACCCTTCTATACTTTCAGTAGATGGTCACTACTTACTTAATCTGAGACATGTTCAATATGCCTTGTATCACAGTGAGGGTGACCAAAGATTCCAAACTCCGTGGGGACCACTAGCATATCTTAATCCAGAAGATGACGTTACTCTCAGAACTACTAACTATTTATGTCAGTTAGATCCTAATACTTTATCAATTGATAAGTATAAAAGAGTAGATACATCTAAGTTAGATGTAACACCTGTCTGGGAATTTATTGGACTAGAAGATGCTAGACTAATTTACTGGAACGATAAGATATCTTTAACTGGTGTTAGAAGAGATGCTAAACCAGATGGTGAAGGTAGAATGGAAATCTCTGAGTTAGAAAGTGGTGCATTAGAAACTACAAGATATAGAATTGAACCTCCAGCACATTCATACTGTGAGAAGAATTGGATGCCGATTCTTGATATGCCATATCATTATGTCAAATGGACTAACCCTACAGAGGTAGTAAAGGTTGATCCCAAAATGGGAACATCTGAAACCATGTGGATAGTAGAGCAAGATGTTACATTTCCAAGAGATATCAGAGGAGGATCACAAGTTATTACTGTAGGTAACTATAGAATTGCTCTTACACATGAAGTAGACCTATGGAAAAATGAGCAAGGAAAAAAAGATGCACAGTACTACCATAGATTTATTATCTGGGATATGGAGTGGAACATAGTTGCACACTCTGATGCATTTAAGTTTATGACTGCAAATATTGAGTTCTCCTGTGGTTTAGCCTTTGATGGTAACTACTTTGTCATTCCATTTGGTTTCCAGGACTCTACGGCCTTTATATTGAAACTTCCTGTAACAGTTTTTGAACACATTTGTGACATAAAACTAGGAGTAGAATATAAAAATGAAAAGTCCCCAACTCCTGCTAAATTAGAAAAGTTCATTATGAATCCTTTCTGTGGATCATGTAACTTAGACTTGGGAGAACATTACTATGAAAATGGTCATTATGCATCTGCAATGTCTTTCTATTTAAGAGCAGCAGAGTTTTCTAAGAATGATGACTATGTATATGAGTCACTATTATTAGTAGCAAGATGTTTAGCTAAACTTGGTAGAAGAGGAACAACAGAAAAAGGTCTATGGTTAAATGCTGTGACCTTTGCACCAGAAAGACCAGAAGCATATCTATTCCTAAGTGAATGGGCAGAAGGAAGACAACAGTATCATGAAGCATATTCTTATGCAGTAATGGGACTTAAGAATGCAGCAAATGCAAAAGAAATTAGTCCTAATACAGGATATGAAGCTGCTTACCAATTACAATTCCAGAAAGCTGTGTGTGCATGGTGGATTGGTAGATCTCAAGAATCTAGAGATGAGTTTATTAAACTTGTTGGTCAAGGTCCTACATTAAGTGAGAGATACCAAAAAATGGTACAATCTAATATCACATCCTTAGGTTCCGGACCAGATCCATTCCTTAGATATCACAAAGGATTCTATGACCAGTTAAGACATAAGTTTCCGGGAGCAGAAAACATTGAGAAAAACTATTCTCAAACATACCAAGATATGTTTACTTTATCCATGCTTGATGGTAAAAGAAACGGAACATATTTTGAGATTGGTGCAGCTGACCCATTCCATGGTAGTAATACAGCTCTGTTAGAAGAGTTTGGATGGACAGGTACTTCACTTGAAATTTTAGAACATGAAGTTGAGAAATTTAAGAAACACAGAAAGAATGAAATTATCCTCTGTGATGCTACTAAGTTTGATTACTCTGTACTTAGAGGTCACATTGATTACTTACAAGTTGACTGTGAGCCACCCGCAACTACCTATGAGATCCTTACAATGTTACCTTGGGATCAATGTACTTTTGGGGTTATAACATATGAGCATGATCACTATACAGATGTATCAGGATCATTTAGAAAAAAATCTAGAAACTTCTTATTAAGCAGAGGATATGTACTTGTTGCAAGTAATATTGCACCAAATGAAACTAGTTGTTATGAAGACTGGTATGTGCATCCTAAACATGTTGACAGAGACATAATTAACAAAATGCTGGCAGCAGATGAATCAATTAAAAATGCTGAGAAGTATATGCTTGGTAAGTTGTAAAATTTTTTGTATATTATAGGTATGAAGTATTGTTTATATCTATTATTACTTGTTTCAGTTACCTCTTGTTCACTAGAGAAAAGACTAGCAAAATACTGTCCGTTATGTACACAGAAGGACAGTACTGAAACAATTATCCAATATAAAGACACAACCATTACAATACCGGGAGAAACAGTTTACATACAGGATACGTTGTATTGTGACTCTTTAGGTAATGTATTGTCTAAACTTAATGGAGTTCTTAGAGATAAGGATGGTAAGATCTTAAAGCTACAGACCAAACTCCAGAACAATGTGTATACTTCAAAGGCAAGTGTTGAGCCTATTATCAAAGTAATTAAAGGCAATGATGTATACCACACTAAAGTAGTCACCAAAACATTAAAGCCAGAAAGAATTAAATACATCCCTAGTTGGGTGATCTTTCTAGCTTATGTAGGAGGGATTGTGTTATTCATCTTGTTAATCTATATTTTATTCAAATTGATTTCAAGAAGACTACCATGAAAACTAAATTAACTCTCCTTACTTTGTCTGTATTTTCATTTTTTGCCCCAATAGAATTATGTGCAATTCTGTTAATGACAGTTATCTTTATTGACACAATAGTAAAGTTAATTTCTCTTAAGAAGATTGCATGTGAGGAAGGAAGAAAGTATAAAGATGTTTTTAAATCTAAAATACTAAGAAGAGGTTATATATTTAAAGCCGCAGGTTATTATATCTTTGCCGGTGCTTTATTTCCATTAGATTATTATGCACTCACACCTTTTAGTAATGGTGTTTTAAAAGCATTAGGTTACTCTTTTACAGTACCTACACAAGCTGTATATACAAACATATTACTGTGCATATTTGCTATGATAGAGTTATCTTCTATTAATGAGAACTGGTTTGACATTACAGGTAATAACATGCTTAAGTCTGTATTTGGTGTAGTTAAGAAAATCAGAGGAACAATAGAAAAGATATCAGATACTTATAAGAATATCAAAAATTGATATATGAGTTATAGTTATTTACAGGAGGAGAAGTCCCCAAAGATTTTAGTTCAAGCAGTAAAAATGCTTGGTACCAAAGAAATTGTAGGTAAGCAACACAATCCTGTCATCTTAGGATGGGCTAAAGAACTTGGGTTAGATAAAGTTTATACCAATGATGAGATTCCATGGTGTGGTTTAGCTGTAGCATATGCAGCACACAAAGCAGGATTAGATGTTGTAGACAAACCATTATGGGCTCTATCTTGGGCTAAATGGGGAACTGAGGTTAAAGAACCTATGTTAGGTGATGTTCTTACATTTAAAAGAGATGGAGGAGGGCATGTAGGAATTTATGTTGGAGAAGATAAAGATTGCTATCATGTACTTGGTGGAAACCAAGGAAATGCCATGAGTGTAACAAGAATTTTAAAATCAAGATTGTATCAGGCAAGAAGAACAGAATGGAAAGTAGCACAACCTGCTAATGTTAGAAAGGTAATGTTAGATGCAAAAGGTACAATCAGTAAAAACGAAGCATAATGAAATTTAGAAATAGTTGGAAATCTGTCACTAAACAATGGGACAAACTAATGATTAGAATAAGAATCTCTTCATTAGATATATTTACTCTTGAAGTTGATTTATCAAGAGACTTTTATTTAATTACAATATTAAACTTAACTCTTAAAAATAGATAACAATGATGGACAATAAGAATCAAATGATAAGATCTATGAGAAGTTATCAAGAAGGTGGTGCTTCAGATGACTCATGTATGGAAGAATACACAGATTTTGACGGTAAAAGAAAAAGAAGAAGAAAAAAAGGAGGGTGTGGAAGAGTCACAAAGTCTGGTCAAAGAAGTATTCCTGAAGGAGTTAAAAAAGTTGTAAAAGGAGTTGCAACTGGTGCTGCTCTTGGTGCAGCTTATGTTAAAAGAGAAGCTATTAAAGCTTTTGCAAAAGATAAGTTAGGTATACAAAAGAAAGGTGGAGCTGTAAAAAGAACTGGCAAGAAAAAATAACATACTTAAACTACTATAGTCCAGGTACTTTCAGTGCCTGGATTTTTTGTTTTAAATCTATTACATTTAAACTTTTATTGTATATTTGTTTTAAACTTTAAATATATAGTTATGGAAAACCAACACATGGATGAGCAACTAACACCAGAACAGTTAGAAGCTAGAAGACAAGAAATGAAAGAATTTTATGAGAAGTCTTTACCATTTCTTGAATCACAATCAAAGTATGAAAAATTACTTACAGACATTGAAGAGTCAAGATACAAGAGAGCAACTATGCAGATTCAATATGCAACAATGGTAGCTGCTACTCAACAACCAGATGAAGATGAAGATGATGAGTTGAATACAACTCAAGCTCCACCAAGACCTACAGCAAAAGCACCAGTTGCAGGTAAAAAACTTAGAAAAAATTAATGGCACTTGTTAATCAAGTACAGAAAAGGGTTAAGATGCCCAAATGGGATATTGTTAAATTTCAGATCCTCACTCATTGTTATATAAACCATGTAACAATGAGTGAGTCTGATTTAAATTGCCTTACCTTACTTAGTTTCAATCAACCAATTGAGCTAAGTAATTTTTGTCTTGATGCATCTTCAGAAGAAGACTGGATTTTTAAATCCCCACAAACAGTAAGAAATAGTATCAATAAAGCTGAGAAAAGTGGTTTAGTTGTAAAGGATCCTTCGGATAAGAAAACTATTACATTAAACCCAAATATGAAGATTCAAACAGAAGGTACTATTTTATTAGACTATAAATTTTTAGGGCATGATACCGAAAAAAAGTAATAGTCTATACTCTGAAATAAGTGAAGAATTTGAAATTTCTGAAGATTTAGTAGAGTCTTTAATTGAGAACTACTATAAAACATTAAGAAAAAAGTTAAGTGCATTGAGTGATCTAAGGATAAACGTAGATGGTTTAGGTCACTTTGTACTAAAGATTAGGAAGGTTAAAAATGCAATACCTCACTATGAAAAGATTTTAAAGAATCATGATACCTCAACATTTGGTGCTTATCATAATAAAAAAAGTGTAGAGGAAAAATTAGATCTTTTAAAGAAAGTTCATGAGAAAGCTGAGGCAGAATTACTCAAAAGAAAAAAGTTTAAAGATGAAAAATACACTAAATCTAATTTGGAAAAACCGGAAACAGATTCTGGAGGGGATAACAAATAGTGTTATTAGAGATGAGACAGTAGAAGAAATTGCTAGACTTAGATTCTCTATTTGTGAAGAATGTCCAAGTAAAGGAAAAAAATGTGCTGTAAAAGGTACTGCTCCATGTTGTAATGAATGTGGATGTTCCTTAAATTTTAAAACTAGATCTCTTGCTTCTGAGTGTCCTCTAGGTAAATGGGAAGCTATTGCTACCGTGGAAGAAGAAGATGAATTAGATAACCTTAAAGACTCATAGTATGGAACCAGAAAACAACATGTATGGTGCATATATTGATTTAGCCAAGTATGACCCATTAACAACTGTACTTCCTGGTACATCTCCAGGTACCGGTTTATGGAGTCAAATAAATACTGCTGGTAGTACTTACAATACTCCTACAGATCCTGTAGAAGATAAGTTAATTGAGATGGAAAAGAAAATGAATGCTCTTGACTTAAAGTATTCACTTCTTAAACTTAAGATGCTTGGTATCCAGGGTATATTTACTCAAGAGGAAATAACTAATGTTAGAAAAATGCTGATGTCAGAAGATGAAGCATCAAGAACTTTAGCTGATTCAATTATAGAAAATGCTTAATACACTAGAAGAAATATTTGGAGGAATGCATGATATGCAGGAAAGAACTGTGCATATGTATGTAGGAGCTCATGGTATGGAAATGGTATCACAAGCTTTTGCAATAAGTAATGCAACAGATTATATTGAATGGGCTCTTGAAAAAAACAAAATTCCAAAAGATACTGGAGAATCTTTATTAGAAATGTTAAAATCTCCAGACAAAGAAAATGCTAACTTGGCTATATTAGCCTTAGAACAAATGACACATGAGCATAGTATTTAATGCAGAAGACCATAGTTACAAAAGTATAGATGGTGCTGAAGGAATCAACTGGACAAGTGTAACAACACTTATTTCTAGTTTAAAAAAACCATTTGATGCTAAAGCTGTAGCTGCAAAAGTTACCAAGAACAAACGTTCTAAGTGGTATGGGATTGAACCTAAAGTTATTGAACAGATCTGGAAAAATGAAGCTGACAGAGCAGTAACTCTTGGTACATATTATCATAACCAAAGAGAAGCAGATTTATGTTCTTTAGCATCTATTGAAAGAGAAGGAGTAACCGTACCAGTAATTTCTCCATCAGGAGAACATGATGGTATCAGATATGCACCATCTCAAAAGTTAGATCCAGGAGTCTATCCAGAACATATGGTTTATCTTAAGTCTGCAGGTATCTGTGGACAATCAGATTTAGTGGAAGTAGTTAATGGTAAAGTAAATATCATTGACTATAAAACCAATAAGGAAATAAAGACAGAATCTTTTGTAAACTGGGAAGGTATTTCTGAAAAACTATTACCTCCAGTAAATCATTTAGATGACTGTAACTTTAACCACTATGCATTACAGCTCAGTATTTATATGTATATTATACTTAAGCATAATCCTAAGTTAAAGCCGGGAAGAATCTTTATACACCATATTATTTTTGAACAAGAAGGAGAAGATCAATATGGTTATCCTATTGCAGCAAAAGGTCCCGATGGTAATCCAATTGTAAAAGAAGTAAAACCCATGGCTGTTCCATATCTTGTGGATGAAGTAATTTCTATATTACATCATGTAAAAGATAATCCAGTTAAAAAGAAATAATATGATAGTTAGATTATTTGATGTCCAAAATGGAGTAGTAGTACCTACTGAGCATTGTTATACATTAAAAGCTTTAAAAGATATTATGGATAACTATCCAGAAGATTATTTAAAAATCTATCTATATCTTTTTTACATGACTTGTCCTAATCCGGATATGAACCCATTCTTTCATACACCTGATGTAGATAAAGAACATATCATTCTAAAAGAAATAGAAGCTGAGTTTTCTCCAGAGGATGATGATATCTATACAGCATTAGAATTTTGTAAAAGACTGTATGAAACTCCTACATCTAGAGCATATCAAGGAATGAAATCTATGTTAGATAGATTAGCTAAATATATGGAGACTACAACTATTACTGCGGGAAGAGATGGTAATATTAATTCACTAGTTGCTGCAGCCAAAAACTTTGACCAGATTAGAGCATCATTTAAAGGGGTCTATAAAGATCTTCAAGATGAACAATCAAGTAAAGTAAGAGGTGGTCAGGGATTAGCTTATGATAGTTAATATGAAAACAATAATTCATGTAAACCAACATCAGATTAAGAGTAATGCAAAGAATAATACTCAAGATCCTGTCTTAACATGTAAGACATATAAGTCTAATGATTATGCACATGAAGCACTTATTATTGATGATAATGGAAATGAGGTAGCACGGGTAGTTTATAGACCAGACAATCCACTTAGTTGTGGAGCTAAAGTTTGGATTGAAACCAACCATACCGTAAAATTGATTGTAAATGAGTGAGATTTATCAAGACATACCCTGTTGGGATAATGGTACTTGGACTTCAGTGTCCTTTAATTCTAGAGAAGAGTTTTCTAGATCAATAGCAACAATATTTTCTGAACCAGGAAAGTATGCATTTGATGAAACTAGTTATGAGTTTAATAAAGAAGCTGTAAAGTTTAGAGATCAAAATGTGTATTGTACTGCACCTTTTAGGTCAAAAGACTTTATAGCATATTGGGATGACCAAAAGCAAAAATGTAGAAAAGGTGTTTTTTATATCAACGGTGATAAGAAATGGTTTATCACCAGAGATTATTACATGTGGTTAAACTTCTTACCAATCTTTGATAAGGAACAACAAAAGTTTGACTTTGCAAAAATTAGGGATGCACAGTATCATATGGCATTATATGAATTACTTGCTGAACTTAACTATAAACATGCAGCTATCTTGAAGAAACGTCAGATAGCATCTTCATATTTCCACATCTCTAAACTACTTAATCAACTTTGGTTTGAAGCAGGGGTTACTTTAAAGATGGGAGCAAGTCTCAAAGATTATATCAATGAGAAAGGTTCTTGGAAATTCATGTCGGAATATGCTGCATTCTTGAATGAACACACTGCATGGTACCGTCCAATGTCTCCAGACAAAGTCTTAATGTGGCAGCAGAAGATTGAAGTAAGAAAAGGAGACAGAAAAACAGAAGTGGGTCTAAAGGGTACCATGCAGGGCATGTCATTTGAGAAAGATCCAACAAATGGTGTAGGGGGTCCAGTAAAATACTTCTTCCATGAGGAGGCCGGGATTGCCCCTAAGATGGATCAGACATATGAGTATATGAGACCTGCTATGAGATCTGGTATGATTACTACTGGAATGTTTATTGCTGCAGGATCTGTGGGGGATTTATCTCAGTGTAATCCATTGAGAGATATGATCCTTAACCCAACATCAAAAGATATATATGCTGTAGAAACTAATCTTATTGATGCAAAAGGTACTGAAGGTTTGTCAGGATTGTTTATTCCTGAACAGTGGTCAATGCCACCTTATATTGATGAGTTTGGTAATTCACTTGTAGAACAAGCATTAAAAGCATTAGATGAACAGTTTGCAAAATGGAAAGATGAGTTATCCCCAGAAGATTACCAGTTAAGGATTTCTCAGCACCCTAGAAACATTGAAGAAGCATTTGCACACAGATCTGTATCTGTATTTCCTCCACACCTTATTGCTGCACAAAGTAGAAGGATTGAAGAGAAAGAATATGCATATGAGTTTCTAGATATAATGACAGATGAGAATGGGAAGCCAACTGTTAAACAATCTAATAAACAACCAATAAAAGAATTTCCTATTACCAAGAAAACTGAAGATAAAACTGGTGTATTGGTAGTATGGGAAAGACCAATTAAGGATCCTACATTTGGACAGTACTATGCTTCTATTGACCCCGTGTCAGAGGGTAAAACAACTACATCTGAATCCTTATGTTCTATCTATGTAATGAAGGCTCCAGTACAAGTTACCAAAGTTACCGGAACAGAAACTGAAACATACATAGAACCAGACAAAATTGTAGCTACTTGGTGTGGTAGGTTTGATGACCTTAATAAAACACACCAGAGACTAGAGTTAATTATAGAATGGTACAATGCTTGGACAGTAATTGAGAACAACATCTCATTATTTATCCAGTACATGATATCAAGAAAGAAACAAAGATTCTTGGTACCTAAGAGTCAGATTATGTTCTTGAAAGATCTTGGTT